GGCAGAGGCCGCGCGTACGTACACGTGCAAGGTGGCGGGTGCAGTAGGCAAAGCCGCAATAGCAGGCGTGAAAGTAGCAGTCAGCGCGTCAGCGGTACCAGCTGCCACGGCGGCGGTGTATGTGGAGGCTTGCAAACGGGCAGCAGTAGGCAGCAAGGCCCATTTGGTCGCATCCGTAGGCGTGGCGGTGTTGGCAGCAGCCAAAGACAAATAAAGGTCGCCACTGTAGCGCACGACAGCATTGGCCGCATAGCTGAAAGCGGTACCGCCATTGAGCGCCGAAGTGATGAAGTCGGGGATGCCTTGGCTTTGCAACTCATAGAGCGCGGTAGTGATATCGAACAAAATCTCATTCATCTTGTCACGTTCGATATTCTTGGCGGCGGGGTCGGTCTTTTGACGTTGATAGTCAAAGCCGTAGCCCTGCGTATAGCTGACGTTGCCGTTAATGTCTACGGCGTCAGGTACGGCGGTTTTGTCGCCACTCGTGGCGAAGGGGATGCGAAAAAACTTAAGCATGATAGAAGTTCCCGTGAGTGAAGTTTTCGTGATAACGGCCAAAGCCCCAACCGTCAGCCTCGCCAATGATGACGTAGTCTACTGCAACGCCTGCGGGGCGAGGTAGTAAATCGTACTCAGTCAAAATCAGTTCAAGGTCAGAGCTAAGGGGAAAATTAAAGACGTACCGCGCGTTCATGGCGTAGCCATCATTTACGTAGGCTTCGCCCAGCGGCGCAAAGAGGTAGGCAAAGAAAGCGTTAATCTCAGGCACGGCCCCTGTGGTGACTAGCTGGAAATAGCGTAGGCGCAAGACCAAGCGTTTTTGCTCTAGCGTCAAGACCACATTGGGCGTACTTGCAAAATTGCCATTGTTGAAGTTTTGTCGGTACTGACCGAAGCCCCAAATAGGCTTGTCGCTTGCGTCCCCTGGGGGCGTCACGGCTAGGGGGATATTCAAAATGATTGCCCACACGCTCAAGCCAAACTCATTGGCGGTGCGTAGGTCAAACACATCGGCTAGCCAATCCGTCCAATAGCCCTCTTGGTTGGTGTCGTACCACGCTTGCTTTTGGCGCAACAGCACTTCAAGCCGCGCCGCATCGTTGTACTGCCATAGCAGGGCTTTAAGCAAATCGACAGAGAAGTCAAAGGCTTGGATATTCATAGCACGATCACTTGAATGTTGCCCACTACGATTGTGGCAATTTGATTGATGCCGATTGGGATTTCACCCGTACCCCATGAAGTCACGGAGGCTAGGGAAATCTCACAGTTTTGCACGTAGATGCCTGGGTTTTGCATGTTTACGGCCGCCGCCAATTCAAATGAGGAGACGCTAGACCCTACGGTAAAGCCTGGCTCCTCGTCAATCAGCCCCGCCGCAAAGTCAAGGATGGATTGGCGCACCGCCGCTTGCACATCCGTGAGAGAGCTTAGGTTTCGCACAGTCACCCGCGCTTGCACTGGGATGGGGGCAGGACGATCAAACTTCACGGCGTAGGTTTGGCCGCTTGCTGGGTCGGTCACGTTCACGGTGGTACCGCCATTCCATGCCGCGCCAAGGCTCTTGTGAGAGAGCAAAGTAGCCGCCACATCAGCATCGGTACCGCCATCGACGCAAACATAGATTGACTTTGCAACCATGCTGATACCGTCAATGGTTTGGGTAGTGATTGCAATGTTTTCCCGAAACGTCAAGCTCCGCACGTTGAGCGTGTCGTATAGCCCCGCCATGATTGCATCGGGCAGCGCCACGTTTTGTGTGCTGAGAGTGTTTTTACGGCGCAAGCGAGACGCTAAATCTGATTCTTCAGAGCGCCCCAAAGTAGCGGCGGTGGGATTGGTGACGCTGTCCCAGCCGAGAACGGCGGTGACAATTTGGGTCAATGTGCCCACGTTGGCCGCAATTGGCCCTGTGTCCACGGCCTGAAAATCCACAGTGCCATTGCCGCTACCATCCAGCGTCACGGCTGATACGCTTGCAAATAGTGTGCCATCCGATAGCGAGGCTTGAGAACCAGCGGGGACTACGGTACCAGGCAAGCCCAAGAGCGAGACCGAAGGCACCACGGAGTAAGTAGCCGCCAAACGTTGGCCCCCCGTGAGCGCCCAAATAGCGTCAAGGAATACCCCGCCTGCGAGGTTAGGATTGATTTGATTGGCAATCGCGGCGTTATTGCGGAGCACGTTTGTACGCGCGGCAACCTCAGCCGAAATCAACACGCCTTGGGGCGTATTGGCCGTGACGATTAAGTCTTGCCCAAAGACCGCTTTGTATTCATTTTCAACATCGGTTTGTACCGTTGCCGTGTCAGGGACGATTACGCCCGTCTCACTCACGTATGTGTAATCAGCCATTGATAGCCCCCAAGCCGTAGATTGTTTGGATAGTCACTAAGTATGATAGCTTGTTGGCTTGAAGGGAAGTGCTCAAAGACTCAATGCCCGTGACGCCCTCCACACCACTCAGGGTGCGGCGCAAGTAGGCTTCAAACTGCAAAAGATTGGGTGCGCCATCCCACACGGCCGCAAAGTTTGGCAGGCCCTGATTCGTGGCGTACATCATTTCTCCAAGCTGGGTCTTAGCGGCTTGCTCACACGCTTGCAAGACCGCTTGTAGCGCGGTGGACATGGCTAAGGAGCCATCGGCCCCTATATACAAATCGTTGTTTGCGTCGACTGAAATTACACGGCTCATGCTGTTGGCCCTCCTGACGTACCGCCTCCAGGCTGTACCCCTGTATGTTTGTGTGACCCAAAGGGAATACCGCCAATTGTCGCCCCGCCCGTGAGCGTAGATGCGCCCGAAACGGCTAAAGTGCCATTGATGGTGACATTACCGTTAATCGTGATGCCCGAAGGCCCCACGATGACGTTAAGCGCCCCCGCCGCAATCTTCACACGGTCAGGCCAAATTGCAACCTTCACGGAGCCATCAAGCGTTTGGAGCGTGGCGTTACCCGCATCCTCTTCAGCAATGGTGAGCCCCGTCATCACATCGGGAATAAATACGGCGTCTTGAAACGAGTGTTTGCGTAGGGTATTGGGCGCATTGTCTTTGTACGCCTGCATGATGAGGGAGATATCACGGTCATTGGCCTTAATCCACCCCAAGTCCCCCGCTTGCAAATTAAAGCTCAGGGCTACCCCGCCGCCACCCATGCGCACCACGGGTACGCTAGCGATTTGGGCGCGGCCCACTTGTCGCCCGTCAGTCGTCAAGAGCTTGACCATGGGTATGACGGTGACGCGATTGGTCGCACGGTCATAGCTGACCACACGTGCTGGCAACATGTCGTCGACGTTTTGCAAAAACTTGTCGAGTACTTGCCGCGCCATGCCTAAGAGGCTTGCGTCATTGGCTGGGTCTCGGGACGGGTTAGCGTGGTTTTCGGTTGCCATGATTAGCCTCCCGCCGCGCGTGTAGCTTCGGCAATGTAATAAAACGGAGTATCACGGCTGGCCAATTCAAACGTGAGCTTGTAGACCGTGTAGAGCCCGTCAGCGGCGGGGTTCATCTTGCTCGTGATGTTGAGCCCCCCGCCTAACACGGTTTGATTGTCAAAGAGCATTTTTACTTTGATGCCTTGGTCGGTAAATTCAGGAATACCAATCATGCCCGTGTCTAAGCTGAGTTCGCGGGTGCGCCCAGCCAAAGGGGCATTAAAGTCTTTCACCACGAGCGCCAAATCATCAATGAACGCATTTACTCGGCCCATAGCGCCCAATTGCTCCACCTGCTTAACTGCACTGCCCGTGTAGGTGTAATTTGAAATCTGCTTAGGCTTGGCCTCAAAATTTAAGGATAGCCCTAAGTCTTTCGCTACCCGTGTGGCAATGTTTTCCAGCGGGGCCGTGCCTGGCTGTGAACGCGCAATAATTTCGCCCTTGGCAAAGTCACCCGCCGCCGCTTTGAGCGTGAGGGTGATATCGGGCGGCTGTGCGCCCACGGCGTTTGTAATGTCGCCTGAGAACACAAGTGAGTAGCCCGTGCTAACGCGCCCAGCCTCCACAGTCAAGATTTTGCGTTTCTTGTTTTTGTTGAATGGTGAGGTCTCCGTCAGGAGGTAATCGCGCGTAGCTTTGTCGAGGTTGGTAATCTTTACCTCACACTCGTTTTGATTGGCATTGGCGTATTTGGTGCCTGAGACAGTCATGGCGAGACCGTCATAGGTTTTCAATTGCCCGTCAATCTCAATGCCGATACGCAATAGGCGAGGGTCGAGCGTCAGCATGGGTTAGCCCCGCAAAGTTGTGAGTTCGCTGGCGCTGAGATAGACGAGGAATTGCGTCACTCCGAATTGATCGTAGTAGGGCAAAGATTCGTTTTCAGTCAGCATTACAAAGTTGCCTTCTTCTTGATACCGATAGGGCAGCACGGGCGTACCAGCTGTCAAACGCATATTGGTGACCACGGCCACGCCATCACGAGTGATGCTAGCGCACATGACGCCATTGGCCTCACGCAAGCTGATAGCGTACGTACGGTCATCAATCTGCACCGAGAAAGTTTGGTTTGGTACCGCCGCAATGCCTACTTCAATCATTTGAAAATCCCTGACAAGATAGAGCTTTGGCGAGTGGATGCTTGGGGCTGTTGCTGGCCGCGCTGTACGGTATTGCTGTCAGTTGGTCGCGCTACTTGCAGTGCAGAGAATTGAGCTTGTACGAATTGAGCCTCTTTGAGCGAGAGCGCCAAAGCCACGCCATCAATCATGTCAGGCGATTCGTCGTGAGGCATTTTCTCAATGAGCATCGACTCGTAGGAATCGACGCGCGTTTGCACTGTGAGCAATTCGCCGCTTTTGAAAAGGTCTCGCACTTGCTGATAGACCGCGCGGTAATCAGCAGAGGTTAGGAGCAAGGAGAGCTCAACCGTGACGGGCAAGATGATGCGGTGGTCAATGACGCTAGCGCCCGTCTCTAACGGGTGCTCCATGGCCTTAGACGCACGCATGACCGTTGCCTTAATCGCACGGGCTTGCTCAAACACTTGGCTAAGGTCTGATTTCAACACGGCTACCACATCCTGCGCATTGGAGGGGATGAGGTTAGGCGCGGAGAATTGCGGGGCCGCAAATGTTTGCGGAATAAACATCGAAGGAGTGACAGTGGGAAAAGTAATCACGCTAATACCCCATCATCAAAGTTGTTCACGGCCTGACGCATTTGGGTTTCCATGCTACCGCCAATGGCTTTGCTGATACCCGCCGCATCCGTGGCTTGGGTCTTGACTTCAACTTTACCGATAGACACGCTTGAGCTCTTGCTTGACTTGCTGTTGCTGATACTCGTGGAGCTACTGGACGCAAGCGGAGTTGCACTAGCCGCGCTAATTGCTTGCTTGCCTGCGTTAAGCGCTTCACCCGTTGCCCCGCCAATGCCTATGGCCTTCATGACTGAGCTCAAGCCTGGGATTGCGTTAAGCAAAGACTTAATGCCATTCATCACCATTGACAAAAACGCATTGAAGGCGGCGGCGGGGTTGTTCCACATCTTCGCCATGAACTCCATTACTTGAATGGCAAGGCTCCAAAGCGATTTGAACGCCTCCCCAATGGTCTTGGCAATCTCACCAAGTACGGGCCACTTGTTGAGCATGTCGCCAATGAGCGAATCCCCGCCCTCCATGAAATTCATAATGTCGTCGTATGCCAAAGCGAACGCCACGCCCAAGGCAATAGCGGCGGCACCAACGAGCGCAAAGGGGGCGATCATGGCCCACACTGCCATCGCGCCTTGGATGGCAGCAGGCACTAGGAAATAGAGAATCGCGCCGCCAATGGCAATCACGAAGCCCTCAACAAACTTGGAGTGCTTCATGAGGTATTCAACAAACATGCGCACGTACTTTGTAGCCGTGGTCAGCGCGTCCGTAAAAAACGGCATTGTGGAGATTTTGAATTTCTCGGTCAGCTTCTCAAGATAGAGTTTGAGCAAACCAAATTCACTTGTGAGGCCCTTGCTTGCCTTGGTGAACTCGGCGGCGCGTTTGACTGCCATCTCAAGATTGAGGCCACTCACTCGGCCCACCTCAGCAATGCGCCGCTGTAGGTCGCCTGCATCGGAGTTAAACATTTTCAGCATGGACGAATCTAGGCCCAGCTTCTCAGTAATGTCTAAGCGCTTGGCCTCATCCATGTCACGTAGCTTGTCGGCCAGTTCGCCCATGACTTCGGTAGTGGGCTTAACTTTGCCTTTGGCGTCCGTAATTGAGATGCCTAGCTCTTGAAAAGATTTCTTTGCATCCGCTGACCCTTTGATGGCCTTTTGCATGGTGCCTTCAAGACCTTTGAGGCCCTTCGTGGCGTCTTCTTCGCTGATGCCCAGCAACTTAGCCACGCTTTGGAATTCGTCCATCGCGCTAGCTGTGGAGCGAAATTCATCAGCCAATTTTTCAAGCGCGGTATATGCCGCTACTGAATCCTGCACCCCTGCGATAAGGGCCCCAATCGACAAGCCCACGCCTAGTACACCAGCGGTTTTGCCAATTAAGTCATAGAGACTTGAACCAGCTTTTGCGCCCTGTAGGTCAACGCTTTTGAGCTTGTCAATTAGGGAGTCTGCTTTATCTTCGGACGCCTTTAGGCCCTTATCGAGCTTGGAGGCGTCCGAATCAAAAAGAATATAGAAGGTGTCGAGGATGCTCATTTTTTCTTCGCATGTTCAATGGCGAGGTGTTCGTTCCAGCGCGTAACCATAATCACCTCCCAAATGTTAAATGCATCCTCAACGCTGTAGATGGTGCGGAGTTCGTTTAAGGTTGCTTTGCCTTCTGCGAGTATTGCGCCGATAAATCCGTCAATGTTTTTGAAAGAAACTGTTGGGCTTTCTGGGTGATAGCTTCTAAGAAAGTCGAGCCTTTCCCGTTCCCGAAAAAACTTACGTTGTACTCCATCATTGAAAATTCAATGCGTGCCAACGTCTCCCAATCGGGGACATGGTTATCAACCAGTGCGCGTGTGGTCAGCTTCAAAGGTTCGCGGCCATCTTGTGGGACAGCCACGAACGCCATGAGCTTCAACATCGTTTCTTCATTCACTGCATAGTCCCCCAATTTCGGCATGGCTGAGAGTGGATACTTTGCAATGATTTCACGCCCTTGAATGGCGGGAAATTTCGACAAGACATAGGTACGGCTTTCGCCGCCCTGTGTCTCGATAGTGACCTCTTTAGGTTCGATCATTTTGTTTAGCTACGGTTAAGGTTTTCAAACGCGAAGGTATAAGTCTTTGACTTCAATCGGCCTGAGCTAGCAGAGCTATTGGCAGGCATACCGTCAGTGATGGTACCTTGAGTGAATGATGCGGTCTTGCCATCAGGATAGATGACCGACACGCCCACCACATCACGTGCGCCTTGCTTGCCCTTGCCTACACGGTTTGCCTCGAACAAAACGGCCAAATTGGCATCGTCTTCGCTGTTTGGCACCACGGAGAGCGTCAGGGTGATAGGGTTGGCTTTGCTCCAAGTGATGAGGTCGCCATTGACGCCCATCGCCTTGTCACGGATTTGCATAGCTGGGGTGTCAAATGGGTCGGCATCGTCGGCCCACTGTGACAAGCTGATGCCCGAAGGGAAAGTTTGCGAGGCCGTGAGTTGTACCTTAAGGCCAAATACGCTAATGTCTTGCATGATGTGTTTCTCCAGTTTAGATCAGAACGTGTGAGCCTTCGACTTTGCGAATGGCGTCATCTTTGGAATAGATCAAGGTGTAGACCGCTTTCCACTCGGTACGGCCATCTTGCGTGACATAGCTTTGCAAAGTGCAGTCAACCCAATAGCCCAAGCGGTAGACCTGTTGCCATGCGTTCTCATCGCCTGTGAGGTTACCGATATAGAGCTTTTGCGTAGTGTTCAAAGGCTTACCAATGCTGATAGTGCCGTTGAACGTGGCTTGCTCAATCACGCTTTGGATGATTGCCAGCAATTGACCACGGCCAGTGCTGTTAGCAGGCACACGGGCAGCAGAGAGCAAAAGCGACATGATTGCGGCGCCTGCGGCATCTTTAAACCACATTTCGTTTGCGTAGGTGTTCATGTCGGTTGGGTCTGTTGCCAAGCCCATCATGACGCCACGTTGGTAGAAGTCCAAGTACTGACCCGCTGTTTGCGTACGGCCATAGTAGTTGACGCGCGAGGCGTCCATGGCGTTTGCGTCTGCATCCGTCTGCACGCTGGGCGTGAGGGTCGCTTGCTGAAACATGTAGTTTTGCACGCTGTTACGGCGGTTGTACGCAGTAGCGGCCAAGATGGCAGAGGGCAACAACTCAGGGTATTCAGTCGACAAAGGCGAGAGCGTGGTGCACACGCCCGACAAGCCTGACAAAGCGGCGTAGTAGCTTGCAGCGTCAGCGGCGGCGATACCCAAGGTGTAGATGAACTTCACGTTATACGTGTCGTTTTGCGTGGCAACGGCGGCAACCTGTGTGGCGCTCAAAGTCGAAATAAACGCAAAGCTACCGAAGTTGTCCGAAACTTGCACACCTGCAACGAAAGCGGCCAAGGGCTCTTGTGCGTCCACGCCTGGAGAGAAGACGCCCGTGGCATCCCAGCCCAGCAAAGATGCGATTGGCGTACCTGATGCAGCGGCGGCAAC